CAGAACGCCCTTCCTGTTGTAAATGGAAAGGTTCTTTACTTATTGCAAGTGGGTCTGCATTACAAGAATACGATTATCAAACACTAAAAACCATTGAAGGTAGTCCTAATTGTGATATTGTATTCACACGCTCATCTCGTGTAGTTGTAGCAAAAACTGGTTCTGATTTATTAATTTATTCAGCTATCGGTGATGTAAATAGTTGGAATGAAAATAGTAATGACGCATCTGCACGGAAAGATGTCAATGTTGGCTATGGTGACGGTGGAGATATTATTGCAGTTGCTGAATTAGCTTCTGACGTATTAGTATTCAAAAGTAATGGTTATATTTATGATGTGCAAAATGAACCAGATGACTGGTCTATTACATTACTTGCTAATAATTCGGATGTTATAAGTAGACACGCTTGTGACAACTATAACTCTGATATTGTATTTGTTTCTACTCGTGGGTTAAAATCTGTTAAAAGTTCTCAAGTATACGCTAACTTTAATGTAATGGATATTGGTGATAATATCAACCCAGAACTTAAAGAAAATGTATCTAAGCCATTTATTTCCGACTTGCGAAGGACAAAACAAATGGTTGTAAGTGGTGCGTGTGGAAGAGAAATGTTTGTATATCATTATTGGACTGATGGCTATACTAAATGGATTTTCCCTTATAATGTTACATCAATTTGTGAAAATCAATACCATGTATTATTAGCTATGAATACAGATGATACTCATGGTGCTATTTACGAATTTGATTTTAAATATACTACAGACAATGGTAATCCAATTCATCAACTTATTCAATCGAAAGAAATAAGAGATACACACGACCTTAATGCTTATAGAACATATATTGATATTCAATCAGAAAAAAACAATGGTAGTGGGTATATTTATATTAATGACGTACAATTAACCCATAACTGGACACAACTGAATTACAAGGAGAATTCAAAACACAAATTCTTTCTCCAATCCTTCTGTTCAAATTTGAAACAGATGACCCAATTATTTTTAAATACATCTCTTTCGATATAGTAGTAGAAAGAGAAATTATTACTAAGGACTCATCTGGAACAAGTACAAGGCGAAAATCAACACTGCGTAGAAAGGGTAGAGACCAGAGTAACTTCTTGAAAGGAGTCCGTAAAAATGGCGATAGCCCTTACAGCTAATATACAAAAACATATTGATGAATATCAGTATCGTGTTGGTCGTAGTTACCTTGAAGATTGGGATTACCAATTACACCCTTTAGTATGGTTAAGAGAAGATGGCTCTTTCTTAACATTTGGTATTAATGGAGATACACTAGAAATAGATATTGGATGCGGTGTTCCTTTAGTCGAAGGTTTGAAACATACTCAACATATGGCTAAACAATTAGGACTAAAGCGTGTGGCATCTTACACTGACACGCGTAATCCAAAAGCATATTCACGACTAGCGAAATGTGAATATGAAGAACGAACGAACGAAAATGGTACATATTACTACTTTACAAAGGAGGTATAAATGGGTAAGTCAAAGACTACTGTCCATGAACGCCAATTAACACCAGAAGAACGTAATTTAATAGCGTTGCAAGGTAGATACCTAAACTCAATCCAACCTAGTATTGATGCATTAGTAAATTACGGAACAAATCAAATCGGTAAGGTTGTAACACCTGATTGGCAAAAACTATATGATGACCAAACAGCTGAAATGCAACAAATTAAGAATGAGTTTACTCCTATAAGCCAAGGCATTTTACCAGACGTATTTGCTAATGCAAAACAAAACTACTTTAATCGTATGTATGAAAATACAATGGGTAAAAATCTAGCTAACTTGGCTCAACGTGGTGTTGTTGATAGTTCAAGATTTAATACAACAACAAATGATTTACAGAAAAACTTTGCAGCTCAAATGTCGCAAGATTATGATAATAATTTAAAAACATCGGCTGGTTTAATGGACCAACGTATGAAATATGCATCCACTCCTATAGAATACGCACAAAAGGCACATCAAGCATCTTTTGCTCCAGTACAAAATTCGTTATCTTAGCACAAGGTCAAAGTCAATCCACCAACCAAGCATTACAAGCTCAAGGTGAATTAAATAATGGTAGAACTGTTATGACACAATCTTCTAGTGGTGGTTTCTTAGGTGGTGCGTTATCCGCAGCTGGTTCTGTTATAGCATGTTTCCCATCTTATGTAATGGTTGAAATGGCTGATGGTAGCGAACAAGCTATTGGCTCTATCAAAGAAGGAGACAATGTAAAGACACGTAATGGTTATGCTACTGTTTCTGAAAATAGAAATATGGGTATGCAACGTATATTCTTAATTGTTACTCATAACCATAAATTACGTACAACCAGTACAGAAGTATTTAATACACCTGATGGTCGCAAAGAACTATCTGAATTATCTGAAGGCGATAAAATCGAAACAAAAGAAGGATTCGAGCGTATCGAATTTATTCTTGATACCGATGATAATGAAGAAGTATTTGAATTAGTATTAGACACTGACGATAACATGTTCTTGGCAGAAGGTATTTACGCAGAGTCGTTTTAGGAGGTATAAATGCAAGTAATTCGAGTACAAGATGATGACTGGCAAACACAATTAGGCAATTTAGCTGGTATTATCGGTGGCATGATGTTTAACAACCGTCTTGACAGAGGTGCTCTTCGTGAAGCTAACAATCAAACACAAAAAGAAGAATTAGCACGTCAACAAGGTTTTACATCTGGCTTAACAAATCTTCAAGGTTTATATCAAAACCCTGATTATGAAAAAAATAAAGATTTACAAAATCAAGCTATGAATATTCAAGCTGATTTAGCAGGTCGTGGTTATCGTAATGCATACGGATTAAACGCTAACACAATCGGTGGTGCACTTACAAATAATTCTGGTGCTATTGACTATATTAAAGGATATGGTCAAGCCAACCAAGGTTTACGAGTACATGACCAAAACTACCAAGATTTCCCTAATTATTGGCAAGCATATGGTGGTTTAACACAAAATATTAAATAGGAGGTACTATGGCTGATTACGTTGGATTATTGCAGGGTTATGGTTTAACTCCTGCGGCATCCGCTGGTATCGTTGGTAATGGTATGATTGAGTCTAATATGGACCCTACCATTATTGAAGGTGGCGGTCATGCGAACGAAATTCCAGTTAATGGAACACATGGTTACGGTATCTTCCAATACACAAGTGCTGATAGACAACAAGGCTTGGCAGATTTTGCCAAGTCTTTAGGCATTTCATCTGGTAGTCCAGAAGCACAATTCCAGTACATGTTAAAAGAGCTTGGTCCAGATGGTATCAATAAACTGAATAGTTTTGAAACACCAGAGCAAGCCGCTGTGTGGTTCCACGATAACTTTGAACGGAGTGCTGATACTGATTTGTATCCAAGACAGAAAGCTGCTCGTGATGCATTTTCTCAAGCAGGTTCTCCTACATCTATGACACGGTATCAGAATAACAATCCTCAATCTCAAAACTTTGCATTTGATGACCCAAATGAAAAACTAGATTGGGATAAAATAAATAAATTAATGAATTACCAAGTAGCCAGTCCTGAAGTTGAAGCCGCACGTGCTATGCAGGCAGGTCGTATTGCAGGCTTACGTAATTCATCTTACTTTGGTGAAATGGGTGCAGCATTAAGTAGAAATAATGAAGACCAAATGAAAGCATTGGTAAATCAAGCTATATCTTCAGCTAATACAGCTAATAATCAACAAAAATTAACTAACGCTGGTAAGTTAGCACAAATGATTGCAGATAGTCATAATAGTTCTAATAGTAAGATGTTAGCAAGCTTTGGTCAAGCATTAGGTGTCCATTTAGACCCTATGGCTGATAGATACATGAATAACAACCAAATGGCTATGTTGAATATGAAACGTCAACAAGGACTTGATGACCAAGCACGAGAATTTAATCAAAAGAAAGAACTTATGGATATTCAATACCAACAACAAAAAGAATTGCAAGATATGAA